GAGCCTCTGCAGGAAGCTTCGAGAGGTCGAACTGATCACAACCAGGTACGTTGGCCCAGCTTACTTCTGTTGGGATCTCCACCAGGACTTCTTGGACCCGAGGATCACTAATGTCGTCAAGAAGGTTCCCTTCCTCATCGCGTGCTGATTGAGCTGGGATGACGCTGTAACCGTACTCGATGAGAGCTGGTACCAAAGGATCATTGACGCCAAGGGTGATACGACGGATGAAGCGCTGGGCTTTGGGTGGATGCCAACCAGAGGAGGCGCCGGTCAGCAAGGACTTGGTGCCAGCAGGTTGAACGGTGGTGATACGACTTGGGACGCGAATGCCATGCTTCTCGCAATAATCTTTGACACCGGCATGAGCAGCTCTACGCCAGCGAGAAAGGAAGTGACGCTCTTGAGCTTCGTACATGTCTTTCGCACGCTTGCCCTTGCGGCCTTCCATCATCCACTTCAGCCAGTCGTAGCCGCCAGCATGCACCATGAAATCAAAAAAGCCAGTGAAAGAAACACCAACGATCGGATCGATTGACCGACTGTAGCGGTACCTCTCGTGGACGAACTCATGCTGTAGTAGCGCAGCGACCTGGAGTCCAGCGGCGTAAAACGCGGCTTCTTGTCCGTCATAGTCACTAGGGTCAATGGTGTTGAGGTGGACTTCAGCGAGGTTGCAGTGAAAATCGCGGCCAATGATCTCGCCGCAGGGATTTAAGCCGTAGCGATCCATCCGGTGATTCATTTCTCGCTCGGAGCACTTCTCACCGTAGACGGCCTCATAGGCTAGCTCAAGGTAGCGCCTAGCGGAGGCATGACCTTTGATGCTGTACAACTCCAGGAACCCTCGCTTGGTTACGGGCTCGTTCAGGATGTCTACGTTGGCCCGAGCAATAGCCTCAGGCACGTACTGAATAGCTCCTTCTCCAGACTGAAACTGCATTTCGACAGCGGTTGCTACTTCTTCGTGGCTGGGCTTGGCATGGAAGCACCTGGTGTGGTTTGCCATTCGAAGAGCTTCTTTCTTTGGGTCCACTCGCCAGTTGCCATTCTCGTCCTGGGAATAGAGTCCAAGCTTAGCAGTGGCTGCTTCGGCATCAGTTTCGCTGAATTGACGCATCCCTGCGCTGCGTCGGATGTTGCCAGCCACAATACAAGCAGCTGCTTCGTCAATAAGGAGGCAAGCCTCAACCGTGGTGAGCTGCCTTCCTGTAGCGGAAGCAAGAAGGTCTATAACCTTTTGGAACATGGTCTCAAGCTTGACCGGGTTAGCTGTTCCGCCGAAACCTTTCAGTTTTTCACCTGCTGGACGAATCTGAGTAAGGTTGACGTAAACCTCGCAGAAGGACTGCTTCTCCGGTCTGGTGCTGGTGGCTTGATGCAAGAGCGCCATGTAAGCGTCCTGCCAGCCCTTGCGAGAGTCTCCGACCTGGATGAAGAGGGTTCCATCGTCCCAGAGGCACTTCGTATCTGCTGAGCCTGGCTTTTTCCCGACCTCGGTGACGTTTCTCAGGATCAGCTTGCGGGTGATGGGAGGAAGCTTGCCTACGACGCCCTGCTCCAGTACAGCGCCGGTCCCTGAGCCCTGCATAGCGAGGTCAATCAACAGGCCAAACGCCTGGATATCCTCCATGTGAGTGCTGGTGCAGTTGTAATAGCCACTGAAATTTTCAGGCTTCTTACTCCACTCCGTACCTGCTACCCAGAAAGCACGACCAGAAGGAAAGGCTTTTTGAGCCAACGCTTGCTCCCTTACGAGCGCATACTCCTCCTGCGTGTAGTCACCAATCTCTGCAATGTCATTGATAGTCCGAAGCATTGCCTCTTTAAAGTTTTCCCTTGTTCCGTCTTCCTTTCGACGGGAGTAGGTGCGGTAGAAGACGGTCTCTGCTGATGGGGCCTGTGGACGAAATTCTTTCATAGTTATGAGTGCGTAGGGAAAGGTTACCTAGTCAGGTTACAGCAAAAAGGGGTCCGCAGACCCCTCGGTGTAGCAATTGTTAAACCGTTTTATTCGAGAACAGTAATCTCGATAATCAAGCAACCAGGGTACTGTTCCCTGGTCAACGCGACAGCAGTTTCAATGTTTGCACAGAAGTGAAGCAGGTGTGAGGGGGATTCTCCGCCCATCCGCTTGTAGGTGACGTCATAGCGCATGATGTTTCTCCTAATAATCGAGGTACTTGGACTTGAGGCTGGCACCGGAAACACGAACCCAATTGCGAAGATCTTGCCCGTCGAATGCCCGACAAGCTTCGTAGGCTGTCGGCGCTAAAATGGTAAAGCTTTTAAACCAATCGCCAGTGCGGTAACGAGCCAAGACGACAAAAGGCTGGTCAGGGGTTCTGGGCTTGAAGAGATTAAAGAACTTAAACATCAGTTACGGGAGTCAGTGGTTGAAGGAAGAAAGGTTTTGTCGTCAACCTCGTCATAGAGATTGTCGTCGACAGTCAGGTAACCGCAAGGCTTTTTGCATTTGCAGTTTCCGCAAGGTTCTTTGCAAGTCATGTTATTAATGCGATGGTTCAAGCGGGTGAGGCAAAAGCCTGGGATCACTTGCCCTGTCCCCGGTACGGTTTCTTGCTTTTTCTTTTAAAGGAACCGCGCTTGCGTAGGCCGTCACCGATAGAGGTTCTCTTTTTAGGGCCGCCCTGAAAGTTGTCGACTTTGGAGTAGATAGCCATAGGAAGAAGGGGTGAAGTACTTGTTCAGTGTAGCAGGTCAGGGTTGCTCCCTGTCCCAAAGGTTTACAAAAGCAAACGGAGGAGGGCTGGGCCAGCCAGCCTCTTTGCTGAGCTTAGTCAACCGCCTGTGCATTCGCCAGGCCATGAATTTCATGCGGTAGTTGATGTAGAAGACCTGAATCTTCAGACTAGTAGCTGTAAGAACAGCCGATGTCTCTTCTGGCCAGATCAAAAGCGCTGCGATTATAGCGCCACAAAGAAAGTAGGTGCCTTGCATGATTACCACTCCGGGTTATGGAATACCTGCAGAAGAACAGCATCTGTTGGGATGAGTTCAGCGGCAGAGAGAGTTGCTTTGGTCTTGTCGCGAGCAAGGAGGTCGAGGTTGCGTGTTTTTTGGTTGGACTCCCTGTAAACAGCTCTGTACAGTTTCATAGGTGCGTACCCTGGGGACATGTCAATCATGGCAAAGCACCACTATCTTGCCAAGTCTTCTTAATACTTTGCAATACTTGAGAAGCCTCAGCTTTTGTGATGTGAGCTCTATTCCCACCAACGTGATCATAGTACCCTCGGCCATGGCTGTACTCAACAGAAGCCCACTCGCGGGCCAGTGCCCTCAGAGCCGCTCCGATGTCATTGTGGCTACCTTGCAGGTAGGAAAGGATGATTGGCCTTTTGTAGAGGACTAGAGCCGCCATCAAGCGATCCTGAGCCTCTGGGGTGAACTTGTCGGAATAGGAGACGGAAGAACTGTCAACAGCGAAACGAAGTGTCCTTGGGATGAATTGATACCGGCCAACGGCATACAGCCAGCTCCTTTGCATGTCAACTACTTGCCTGACCGTAAAGCCAGCGAAAGAGCTGCCAGTAAGCCCCTTGATACCCTGAGGGGTGTCCCCGGCCCAGCCACGATTGACCGAGTTGTAATCCCCTTCCCCCTTCGCTATAAGGTCAGCCAAGGGCTTGAGCTGAACGTGGATGGGGTCCGAGTAATCCGGGTTCTTGCAGTAGGAGTCTGCGACAACCTCTAGATCAAGTATTGGTAAAGAAAAGGCCCCTGATCCACCCAGTAATGAAACCAGGAGAGCAGGAGCCAGAAGTCTTCGACAAATCATAGGTTAGGAGTTTCGTAGGAACCTGGCGAGTTCGGTGAAGCCACCGATGGGTTCGCCATCGAGAATAATGTACGGTACAGATTTCCAATCTGGGTGAAATCCTGACATTTCTTTATACTCGACCCCTTTGAGGTCAAGTAATTTCTTTGCTCGAACACAGTACGGGCAGTTTTCAATAGTCCAGACTTGAGCTTTCATTAGATGATCACCTGTACGATTGTTTGTGGCTCTCGCATTGCTGAATGAGCCTTATCAGCGGACTTCGCATTGTACTGGGCAAGCTTAGAAACAATTTCATAGCCTTCCACTCCATCCACATTCTGAAGGTCAGCCTTGAAGCCATCCAGGCCTTGAGGCGTGACGATGTGAATGTTTTGGGCCGCTTTCGAGACGAAGCCCAGTGCCTCCTCAGAATAGGCGTTAGAACCCACGAGACTGGCGTTTCGAGAAACGTAGTCAGAGACAATCGTGGCATGAATGTGGCCGCAGAGGATGTGCGTAACGTTGATGCCTTTTGCGGCATACTTACCGATGATCGCTTGACACTTCTTTTGGTCAGTAGCATTGACCTGATGGCCATGAAGCCCCAGAAAAGTTTCGTTATGGATCGAGAAAATGGCCTCGTTGGCTTGGAAGTCATGGAAGCGCATACCCTTGTCTTCCGTGGCGTCAAACACGGCCTGAAGCATTGCATAGATGGTGAAGTCGTAGCTGTCGGTGGCCACTACATCTACCCAGCCCAGGTCGTCCTTAGCGCGAGACTCGTTGCCGGTTACGCCAAACACGTCCACAAAGAACTCGGAGCGCAAGTCAAGCAAGAACTGCTTGTAAAGGTGGACTGCCAGGATAGTGGCACGAGCGCGGTTGGTACTCATAGCCAATAGCTCATCCAGTCGGCGGTCGCTGTTCATCAGGTCACCGCCAAAGAAGACCACAATGCGCTCGACACCATAAGCTTTGCCTAGCAGTTTGGCCTTCTGAGCTAGAAGTGCCAGACGTTTTGAGGCCACTTCAAAGTCAAATCGATTGGTCGGCAGGTTGACCAGCTCATTAAAGTGGTTATCACTGAGATGTACGACCAATGCAGCAGCATCTGGATCGAGTGGACCACTGCGGCGAGGGCAATCAGCAAGAGCTCTACCGTGAAGCGAAAGCTCACTAAGAATCGCTTCATTGTAAGCTGTAACGGCGTTTTCGATTCGGGCATGTTCTCGAAATGCTTTGTTCTCAATGCGGTTTTGGTCGGATAGGCGTTGGTTAGCCTTAGCTAGTTGAACATTTGCCTCAACTGTTTCATGGTCTATCTGGGGACCTGCCAGCTCTGTCTTGATGTAGGCGCGAAGCTGATTAGGTTTTGCCAGGTAAGGGTGGCGACGGTGGAGCTCTGTTGCTGCACCAAGGTAAGAGCCATACTGTTCGTACAGCTCTGCCACCTCTTCACGCAAATGGCTGATTGGAGTCATGTTCATGGAGTTCGGGGGCTATATCCTTCAACAGTGTATCAGTGCAATGGCGAATAACACCCGGACTGTCATCAATAAAAACATTTGGTTGAATAACAGTGCGCAGCTGTTGCAGGAAGAAGGGCTCAGCTGCAGCTACAACGGCCATGATGCTGTGTGGAGTCAGGTCCGTGGCACAGTGCTGGTCAAGCTCTTCAAGGCGCTGTACAAGCCATTTTAGAGGGGGGTGAGCCACTTTGCTTAGTAAGGGGCGCAACTGGTCCCGATACTGAGGGCAATGAACAAAGATCCTTAATGTGCGCCGCTCTGCAGTCGTGCGAGTCTTTGCTGGGCTGGGCGGCTGCCACTGGCGTTCCTCTACCTCAATGGTGCGATTAGCCCAAGACTTAACTACATCCTTGGCTTCCTTGTCGCTTTGAGACAGAGCGCGAGCCACCTTGTCGATGTAATGAGCACGCACCGCGTTGGAACGAAGGCCGTCAATCACATTGCGCAGGGCGTTTTCCACCTCTGTGACATGAGCGCTGTTGGTTTTGTCCAGATCGCCTGCCCAAAAATCAATTACCCAATCAAGCCAAGGGATGGCACTGCTTACCAGATTGTGGAATTCCATTGGACCACTTTCGCGGCAGATCTCATCAGGGTCCTTGCCAGCAGGCATTTGGGCCACATTGATCTGAATCTCGCCTTTCTGAGCCATCGGACCAGCGGCGGAGATGAATTGCTGAATTGCTTTCTTACCTCCCTCGTCGCCGTCAAAACAAAGGACGAAGTTGTCTGCGGCCCTGGCTAGACGTTGCAGAATGATTGGATCAGGAGCTCCAGTGCCCTGCATAGCTACCACGTTGGCAATACCGTGCTGCCAAAGAGAAACCACATCTAGGTGCCCCTCTACGAAGATCAAGGAGCCCGTCATTCGTGCGGCCTCTCTGGCTCGTGCCTCGTTAAATACCAGCTGCTTCTTGTGGAACAGGTCACCATCGGCACTGTTCTTGTATTTGGCGGGTTGCTCTTCTTTGTTCTTGGTGGCGCGACCAGTCCAACCCACCAGCTCATTGCGGTGATTCAGAATGGGAATGGTAATCCGGCCAGCAAAGTAGCCAGAAGATGCGAAGCCTAGTCCAAACTCCTTGCTAGCAGCTGCAGTTAACCCACGGTCCTTCAAGATCTGGCGGATGCGCCCAGCCTTCTCGTGACGCAAGTTACCCCTGTAAGCATCCTGTTCAGCTCCTAATTTGACCAAAGCCTCTTGCTTGGCCTGTCTTCTTCTCGCTTGTTGTTCAGGGCTAATACCGTCGGTCTCTAGCGTAATCCCTAAAATAGATGCTGCTAGGTTTGCCGCGTCGACAAAGTCCAGTCCTTTAGCCTGCTTGGTGTACGCAATAGCGTCTCCACCACTCCTGCAGACATGACAGAAGCAGAAGCCTTTGTCGTCATTAATGGTAAGCGAGGGGTTGCTGTCCTCGTGCCATACGCATTGAGTGACGAACTCTCGGCCTACCTTCTTGAGCCTGCCACCTAACTCCTCGACAACCTTCGAGACGGGAGCAGACTTCAGCTGATCAATGGAGGTTTGTGCAATCGCCATATAGGTACGTGGGGTAGTTAGCCCCATTTTACCACATCAGAACAACGACCCCTGTAGTCGGCCTCCTCCGATGTCAGTCCAGCCATCAACCAAGTCAATGTCATTCTCTTCCCAGTTTGTGCTATGGCATCCAGCGTTCGCCAAGAATTTGTCAACGCCTTTCTTGGGAATCAAGCTACCAGTGCCACTCAGGTAAACCTCAAGACTGTTGCAGAAATCGCTATCATCGAGTGTATCTAAAGCTTCTGCAGCTGCCTTAAAATACATTGCAGAAACATCAATTTCGCCAGGCTCTAGCGGCTCCGTTGGATTGGCTTGCTCTTTAAGCTCTAGCGGTGGGCCGGAACACACCTTTCGAACTTCCAGCCACTCCTCCTTGCTGATCTCCAGGGCTGCAGCCACCTCCAGGTCGGTAGAACCCTTGTAGAGCAGCTTACGCCCCTTGACCCAGCGCTCGCGCATCTTGTGACTCAAGCGAATCGCATATGTTCTGTCGCGCACCCAATGCAACAGTTCGCCACGTATGGTAGGCACAGCAAGGGAGCTGAATTTCATCGACTTTCCCGTAACGGGATGGGGACGATCTGGGTCATACCTGTAAGCAGCCTTACAGAGACCTTCAAAGGCTACTGATTCAAGCGTGCTGTAGTCAATCCCTGTGCTTCGCTGTAGACGCCAAGCTTCCCGCCGAGCTAGGTTCAAATTGTCAGCAGCTAGCTTTTGTTGCTCGCTGTTCATCTGGAACTTGGTAGGACGGCGAGCCATATTTTAATGATTCATTACATCCATTCTACCAGAGGGAGTGTCTTTGCACCCCAGGTAGTATTCTGTTACCCCTGCCCCAAGTAACTTCTGTCATCTGAGGAGCAGTGCGCTGGCTGCAATAATTGATCGCCATCGTCAAGGCATCCACCATATCATCGTTTTTGCTCGCAGGAAACAAAGCAAATTCATTAAGGAATGCGTCCAGCCATGAAGCACTAGCAGGCAAGTAGACATTACCGGCCTCGACCAAAGGAACGATGCCTGAAGCACGAGAGGTCTTGGATTTCTCTGGCTTAAAACCGATCAGGCCTGGGACCCGCTTCTGCATCATCTGATACACGGCATAACCCGATGCCGCAAGCTCGATCACGGTACCCGATAGCGCATGGCGCTTGTAAAGCCTGGCAATCATTGCCATTGTGCCTACTACGTCCAGTTTTTCCCTGACAAGGTCAATGACGTAGAACTGATTCCCAGCTTGGCCGACAACAGCACCTACCACGTAGTCGCTTTTCTTGGTGTCGGTAAAAGTACAGTCAACGCTCAGCATGATTCTCTGGAATTCGGGAAGCTTGTCATCCCAGTTGTAGTACTGCCACCAATCAGGACTAAACATGTTACCCCCTTCAGGAGCAGGTCTCTGCTGATAAAGAGAAGCGAAGTCCCTAGAGCCCACGGCCTCACGGATTCGCTCCAGAGCCTCTTGATCGTAGCGCTGTGGACAAAGAGCTTCACCAACCTCTTCACGCCAGTCAGAAACGGTAGCACAGTGGCTTGGCAGGATTGGTCGATCAGCCTCTTCTTCGTAGAGAGCAGGAAGGTCTACAATAGTCCAGTTCTCGCGACCTTTTTCTGAAACGTTGTGCTCATTCTCCAGCAGTTGGCCAATCATATCATTCTCCGACCATCGGGTTTGAATGACCACAATAGCACCCACATGAGGCTCAAGACGTGTGTACAGGGTGGATGTATACCAGTCGTTGAGCTTCTCCATCATCCGGTCTGATTCAGCATCTTCCCGGTTCTTGACAGGGTCATCGATGATGAGAAGATGGCCAGAGCGACCAGTGACGGCACCGCCCACACCGGCAGCCCATAGCCCGCCACCGCCCTCAGTTCCCCATGCGTTAACAGCTTTTGACGATTCATTCAGGAGGCCTCCACTTTCTTTAAAGAACTCTCTCGCCTTCCTAGAGAAGCCTTCCGCCAACTCTGCAGAGTAAGAAGAAATACCGACATAACGCTCTGGATGGGCCAAAAGGTAAGCCGCAGGAAGGAGCTGCGACGCAAGAAGTGATTTCCCGTGCCTCGGCGGAACTTGAAGGATGAGGCGGTTGCATTTACCGTCAATTACTCTTTGCAGCTGCTCAATAACTGTTGCATGAAACTTGTAGAACTTATAAGAAGGCATGACCCTCTTTATAAATTTCCACAGTACGACTCGTTCCGCGTTTTTGGCGGTTTTCTTTTTCTTGACCTCCTTTAGCAGGTCTTGCCCTGAAGCAGCATAGTCCAGGTAGTCATTGCCTAGTTTTGTTGACATTATTCGTCCAGAGGGATGTCGTATGCTTCGTCGTCAGCTTCGTCCATGATCTCGACCTGAACTTCCTCTAGCTCCTGGTCGACAACCTGCATAAGCTGACCAACGCCTAAGGCCGTAGCCCATGACTGGCGACCGGAGTCAGAGATATTTGCAGCTGCACGCATAAGCCCGCTAACCAGGCCCATGGGAATCTTTTCCCCTTCTGCTTCGGCCTCGATAATCCGCTTCTGGATAATCTTCATTAGGTCGGCTGATGTCTCCATCATCATTTTTGCCTGCGCCTCGTTGGCCTGGCGATACTCTTCGATAGATTCTCTCTGGCGCTTCCTTTCAAGCTTATTGGACTCACGCATGGCAAGGGCCATGTTCTTGGTATCCCAGGCTGCTGCACGCTTGTCCCAGTTGTATTTCTTAGCCCACTCCGAGATTGTTACAAGCTTGCCACCACGCTCTTCACAGACAGCCGAGTAAGTGCGCTTGCCATACAAGTAAATCTGAAAGGCATTGAACTGGTCATTGCTTTCGTGCCGCCCTGCCTCGTTGACCTTGTAGCCACGTTGGAACTCCCAAGTGTTTCGGTCCCGTTTTACCTCGGACTTCCATTCCCTGAATACGCCGTCGCCCACTAGAATCTCTCTGTGTCGGGCTAGTATGCCAAAGCATTAAAAAAGCCCCCGAAGAGCCTTGGCGATTGAGTTTAATGAGTTTCATTCGTTATTCGCGAATTACGAATGGATTCAATCTCTTCATCACGTTCCTTCCATTCCTTGAACTTTTCATGGAGATCTTCGTTTCTAGTAACCTCATACTCATCACAGATTTTACGTTGGTCTGCATCATTGACCCATTCATTCAAGACCAAAGACATAGCACCCCCACGAATATTGTCAGGAGACATGCCAACTGCCAGCATGAACTTCTCAAAGAGTTTGAAATACTGTTTGGCATTAAGGTCAGCAGCAGGTGCTGTGATCAGGAAATGCTCTTCAGGAACAAAATCATCACAACCAACAGTAGAACCAAACCCACGAGTATAATCATGAGTGTAGGTAGAATTGAACTTGAACTCAACAGTTGCTTCGTAGGACATGGGTCTGATGTAGATAAGGTTGTTGTACAATAATGGGTTTTGCGAGTTATTGGCTACCAAAAGCTGTCCCGAGGTCTGCATGGAAAAACCTCGTTTTTCATTCATGTCAGCCATTGTACATCCTCCGTATAGGCCAGAACTCGCTAAAGCTGATCCGCACCTTTTTAAGGTCTTTGAAATGAAGTCGTCCCACTAACCCTGCAGCTCGCTGAAGGTTATCAAGTGTAAGGGGCTCCGTAGTGCCCATTCTCCAGACTTGAGAGACAAAAATCACATTAACAACCAACAGCTTTTCTTTTTCGTAGTAGTGGTAAGGAACTTCCCCTTCTGCCCAGTAATCGCTTAAGACTACTCCCCAATCTGAGGGGTCATGTTCAACAAGGTAAGTCATGAGAACACTGCCTCGAAGACGTTTGGCAACTGCTCCTTGAAGATCTCTTTGATAGCCTCGGCAATCATTCGATGTTCAAGCTGTGTTTCGATGCCAGCTCGGACCTCTAAGTAGTGTATCCAGGACCTGATCGTCCCACTTTGATAAATCCGAGTGGGAGTGCCAAGAGGAAGGATCGACCTAGCACATTCCTTAGCAACGCCGTGCTCAAGCATGTTGTGGTACAGATCCTGAGCGCCGTCGTAGATCTCTTGGATGTAACGGTTATAGCGCTTGATCAACTCTGGTGGCAGATCGTCGTGACTGGCTTGCTTGTTCTTTAGGTCTTGTGAGCGCAGGTGAGGTAACCCAATGGCTGGGAGTTGGGACACATCGCTATATCGCTGCGAGAACGATTGATAGGAGAAGCTCCGATGACGCAGAATCTGAGTCTCGATTGCGCGAGTGGTGTTGATCTCAACCTGCATGGTGGCCATCTCAAACGGGCTCCAATGCTTGTGCTTAAGGAGATACTTGATAAGCCGTGGAGCTGTGTCCATGTTGTCCTGGTTGCTTGGGTTCGACACCCGTGCCATGTAGACAATCTGCTTTTCCGCGTCGGGAGTGATTGAGATCAGGCGTGCATTGTGTACTTCGAGCTGTGTCAAAATAGATCCTCGGGGGTTTCAACCATCTTATCATACGCCTTGTACCAAGACGGATAGCTCAGCTGATGAATCAAGGGCTCACGGTTTGGCCACTCGCCTTTCTCCATGCAATCTGCATAGATCCTGATGGCTGAGTCACATTTCTTAAGACCTTCGGCCATCATCTCCTCGTCAACCTCGAAGAGATCGACTGTATAAGGCGCCTTGCGCTCTACAGCAGCAAACAGGAACCGGAATGGCTTACCGTAGGCTACTTCGGCTGCCTTAGCATAGAATGCGGCCTGGAAGTCATAGCCGAGCCCCACTACCTTCTTGGTAAATAACTCAGAGTCAACTGTGTCCGTAGTCTTGAGATCAAGGACAATTCCCTCCTCAATCAATACGCTATCCAGACGGGCCTTGCAGCGCACTCCATGCCAGTCCCAGTAGATGGAGACCTCATTGCGTTTGATGTACTCTGCATCCTCTCCTGCGTACCACTCAAGGCGCTTTAGACTCTTTGCCATTCCCTGCACGCTATTCCATGGATCATCCTTGCCGCCAGTGCTCAGGATCTTCTTTCGACCAGCGCTGGCCTTCCATTCCTTGCCTTCCTTGGTAGTTAATTTAATGTTATCGGGTTTCTTTAAGTAAGAACCATTAAAGGCATCCTCCCCGTCCAGGACTAAGCAGTGAGTTGCTGTACCCATCTCCATCGCGGGAGTTGGAATCATCTTAAACTTCAAAGCCGCCTGGTAATGAGCGGGACTGTCTAAAATCTTCTTTAAACTAGACTGATTGACTCCAGGCTCTTTCCGGTAGGCAAAGTCACTCTGGTTGTAAGCGATTTCAGCAGTCACAGGTAGCTAGGCATATTGCTCATTCTATCAGAACGGCAATTCCTCTTGCTCTTCACCAATCTCGATGACCTTTACATGCCAGGTGCTGTGTTCTTTCTTGCACTTAGTCCAACGAACAGACAACTCGGAAATGATACTGATCCGATCGTCTTCCCACAGGACCTTGTTGACCGAATCAAAGAAAGCTCCGACGACGTTGTCAATGTCAGCTCGGCCTTCGCCATACAGCTCCATTTCAACGCGAAGGGGCCCCTGCAGAGGAGGCCCACTATATTGCTCCTTAACTTTCTCAAGGAGCTCCTTTTGGTTTTTCTTGTAAGCCGCTGGCATAAAAGTGCCCTTGGATGTTACCCGAGGGCGAGCCTTGCTAAACAGAGGGTGGAATATCTCCAGTGTAATCATCAACCAGGAATGCCAGTACCGCTAAGATACCAAGGATCCCGAAAGAGATCCCCAGCAACTGCAGTAAAGGTAAAACTGCAAGGCAGATCACTCGCAGCCTCCTCCGTCCTCTCTCAAGACGCAAGTGTTCCCATTAGCCTTGACTCCTATCAGAAAACCACGCTTTTCGATCACCTTGATGATTTCGTCGGGTTCCGCGTCAGCGATATTCCGATTGCGAAGGATCTCACTGACTTCCGCTTCTGACAGTTCTACAGGTCCAAGAGAAGGGTCCCACATGTAGTCCTCATCAGAGTCCCAGCCAGGCAAAGGTTGCTCATCAACGTCACGGGTCTCTCCATAGTAGAAGGGCTCCTCGTAGCCTCGTACTGCATTGTCGACCAATCCCTGGACGATGTCCTCATAAGTAGCTTCAAAGGGCACTGGCTGCTCCAAGGACTGAATCTCCCTGTCGATGTACCAACGCGCTTTTTTGAGATCTTCCAACTGATTCTGCTTGCGGCCTGCACGACTGATATATTTCAGAGTGTTACCGAGGTGGTAGTTCAACTCCCAATCGGCAATGACGTCGATGGGCTCGTACTGTCGGCCTTCAGCGTAGTGAGCAGGGCTGTTGATTGGGTCGTGGGTCATTTGGAGGAATCCTCAATTTTGATGTTTCTATTGTCTCGACAGCAGATTGTCTTCTTCCGTCGATCAAGGTAAACGGTAATCCCGCTTGATTTCCATTCTATCACTTTACCCTTGTCCCAGCCAGCACCGCAAAACACCTTAACACGAGTGCCTTTCCGCATAGACCTCATGGGCAAAGGTTCCTGCTGATACCATTCAGCTGCTTTTAAGGCAGAAGCTTTGTATTTAACGGTGCCATCTTTGAGAACTTGCATTAGTTTGGCTCCCTTGTCTTACAAGTAAAGTCGTCTTTAGCGAAAATCATGGCGCGATCGGTGTGATTACGCCAGATCTTCTCCGCTTCACTCCAGTTCATAGGCTTGGTTTTCTCCATGTTTGGCCATAGTAACACAACAAACTCTCCAGCTCTTTTGTCAGAACCTTCTTGAGTCTGGTCCTTTGCCCATAACTCATGTTCCCTAGCCTGTCTTTTTTGCTTAGCCCTACGGCTTTTGCCATGCCTGGCCATTAGCGACTCTCCCTTTCGAGGATGTAATGAGCCGGAAGACTGCCATCAATACCGGCAACAGCTTTTATGACTGTAGGCAGGTGCTTCTCTGAAGAGTTAAGCACCCAAAGATCTTCAACTCCTAATCGGAGCAAGCCTTCGGCCACCATATCGCCAAGAACCTCCTGCACAAGCCACTCTAAGCGGGTTCTGTTGTCTTCTAGGTCTAGATCGTCAGACCAGCCAGCAAACAGCTCAGAGGATCCACACAGAGGGGTTATAGCTCCTACTGCCTCGTGGGTGCGGATTGCTCCTCGGTACAGCAGTATTGCCCAGATAAACGGGCGAACATCGGCTGTAGTTAGCTCCGGGGTCTCGTCGAACAGTAACCCAAGACTGCCTGGGGCGATCTCGGCTTCTTCAATAGTGAATCCAAAAGTCATGGGGAAACTCCTCGGTTGATGTACCCATTATAACCATAAAAAAAGCCCCCCGTAAAGGGAGGCTGAAACATTCTGTTAGATCAGAACAAAGATTCCCCGCCACCAGCCGGACTGTCCCGGCGATCCTCCATGAACGTCACAGAAGCATTCTTAACATCGAGATATGTTTTCCCGTTATACTCACGCTGAACCAATTGGCCGCGCACGCAAACTCGGTCACCTCGCTGTAGGCGATCTACAACGATGTCAGCTTGTTTGCCATTTACCTCGCAAGTGTAGAATTGCCCGATCTTGTCGTCCGCACTCTTGGCATAGTAGTACTCTTGATCGACCATGTTGAACTTGGCGATCTTGCCACCGTTGCCGAATTCACGGACGGTCACAGCTTCGGTGCCTTCCTTGCAAGTAACCTTACCTGCGGTTGTGATAGCAGCCATTGTCAGTTCCTCGTAGAGGTAGTGTTGTTATTCAGTATATCAGCCTCTTTGTTTTTAATCGCAATCTTCATGACACGCACTGCCTCTTGGTAAAGGTTCTGGCAATGCTTGGGACTGAGTTTCAGCTTGCAGGCTACGATCGACATGCGACCGCGACGAGCATAGCTGAGCACAACATCTTGTGAGCGAGGAGCGATATTGCACTCGGCCATTAGTTCGGAGAGCATGCGAACACCTCTCTGGTCGTCGACTGGTTCGTTGTTGTAGAGCAAGTTCTCTTCGCCTATAAGCTCAGAAAAAGGTGTGTTCTCTTCGTGATTGATTTTGCGATCAAGGGAAGCGATGTCTAGAGTCCGGGCTGCAGCGGTCAAAGCTTCTAGGCCAATTCGTCCGTTTTTTGAATTACTTGGGCGACCGTGGCGCCTACGATAAAGCACTTCGGTCATGGCGTTCTCAGGAACATAAATCATTTTGTCGCTGCAGTTATGCCAGCGAGTCACAGACTGGAATATCCAGGTATATGCGTAAGTAGCGAAGGTAAAGCCACGAGCTGCATCAAACTTCTCTGCTGCACGACGAAGGCCAATATAGCCCTGCTGGAGCAAGTCGTTGGTTACTTCGGAACGCATGCTGTAACCACTGCGCTTGGCCAGGTATTTGCGCACCACGCCAGGGACTAGTCGCAGGTTGTGTTCTGAGATTTTGTTGATCACCTTGACGTACTCCTTGGAGCCAGGTGTCAGGGAGTCGCGTTTCTTTGCAAGGCGAAGTATTTCGGAAGCTGGCAGAAGGGGATAGCGTCCTGCAGCGTTCAACCAGGCTTGGATCGGGTCGGTAGTCATTTGCGTGTCCTCGTGAAGGTCATGTACAGAGTATGGCATAAAAAAACGCCCTAGTCAACTAGGACGCCATTAAAAAATTCTAAGAATCCGGTGAGATCACCACTGCTCGCCTTCGCTGGACTCTTCTTTTGGGGCAAACTTGGCGTTAAGTGTTTCGACTTCGGCTGCTGTTTTGTTTCCGACGGTCTTGATCCCTTTAGCAAAGTCGCCCTTGATGAGCCCAAGGAGGCCGTCGACTGCGTAGGTGCTGAAGCCTTTGGAAATAGCTGCCTCGCGAAAGGTGGCCTCCGTTGCCTCAGACCCCTTGACAGCCTCCGCAGAGGGGACCTGTGCTGGAGTAGCGGCAGGTGCGGCCTTTGGGGCCTCTTCAGCTCCAGGAGCAGCGTAGCCGTTCTCCATAGGCATCTTGGCCCACAGCTCGTAAGCTAGGCCGAAGTGCATTGCAGCCGCCATACACATGCCGCGACGCTGGGTGTCGGTTACATCACGAGCTGTAATCTTGTCGAACGGGATAGCGTTGTTGCGGTGGTCCATTACTGCTTGAGGCAATGCAGGAGTAACAGCACCAGTCTCCATGTTCTGAAAGCGAATCAGCAGGTAGGCGCCGACCGGAGCCTTGTGGAGCAAGCTGCCATCCTCTGCAGGAAGGTAGTCAACCAGCCAGCCCGGTGCGTTAACGCGCAGCAGGTGCATGGTGCGAGACCAGTTGATGTAAGCCGCGCTGAACTTGCCTGTTCCGATCTTCTCGACCAGGTCTTTGGTAGCGACGCCTGCAAGGTTGGGGAAATCCATGTTCGGGTCCTCGGGGAAGGTATTACCCAATCAGTCTATCACACCTTTCGGGTGGTGTAGTTCTGATTCCTCCAGCGCTTGTAATCCGACGGGTTATCTTTGATCCAGTGGTATCGATACACCTCCAGCATCCAGCGAGGACCAAGAGTGCCACCGAGGAACGACCAGGCCTCCAAAGCGGCATCTTCGTACCACAGGTAGAGACGTCCCAAAGCCTTGCCATTTTCCTCGTAGTTTCGACGCAATTTGGAGCACTGCGTAAAACCCTTGGGAGGGGTGAATCGTCGTTTTCGTCCAGCCATGGCTTAAGGTTCCAAAGCTCTTCCTCGCGATAAGTATTTTCTAAATGTATTGGTATATAGGTATAGCGACACCATTTGTCGCGCTCGTGCGACACCATTTGTCGTTTTACGCGACACCATTTGTCGTTTTGTGCGACACCATTTGTCGCGCATGTGGTAAGATGTGAGTACTTCGCCCCCATGCCGATGAAGCCTTTTCGCATCACTCCTCCACGTGTCTCAAGTCGCTTTACCCAGATCCCTAACGAGGTCATTCTTCACGAGAGTTTGACCGATCGGGACAAGGTGATCTGGATGTCCTTGTGTAGCCTTTGCCGCAACGGTGAATCCGATAGATTTGCCAGCATTGCAGAAGTGGCTGATTTGCTTGGTATTCCCACTCGCAACCTGCAGCGCTCGATCAAAGCTTTATCGGAAAGCGGGTTCATAGCAAAGCTTGACAATGTCTTTGGGCAGTCCCAGTACCAACTCAAGATTGACTCGTCCAGCCCTGTCAAGTTGACTGAAGAGAAAGAGCGCAAACTGTCTGGGCGCCAAAAGCTGCGCAAGGAGCTCGTTGAAGTCTGGAACACCAAAAAGCCTGACAACTTCCCGACAATGCGTGGCATGTTGCCTGAGGCAAGGCTTGACGTCTTGATGCAGCACGCTGAGATGCTGGAGTGCAAAGATCTGAAAGAGTATCTAGGCAAAATCCTGCTCGCCTGCAAGATGAACGACTGGTACAAGAAATTCCCACAAACTTTCGACAATATCTTTGGTGTAGGCACGCCTAGCCCCAAGAAGTTTGAGAAGACTCAGAAAATGTACCAAGAAGCTCAAGGTGACAAAGCAGAGGCAGCAGGCTTTGACAGGACGAACGACAACTCCTGGCTGGAGTGGTTTGCGAGCAAGGGGCATGAGTTCTCGAAGGTGGAACGTATCACTATGGAACGCTTCGAAGCCTGGAAACACGAAACCGATGCCGCCGCTCAAGACACGCTCTATGTCTATAGCGACGAAGAAGGAAGCGTGGTACACTGGACCTACAAGGAACACCAGGCTGGTGTTTCATACCTCCCCACTGCTAACTGAATATGAATTTTCCCCCACACATCCAGAACGCAGTTGACCTCGGATTGCTACAAGCCCAGGACGGCAAGATTGCTGGTGTCGGCAAAGAAGAGGCTGAATCTGTGTTCGGCCTAGTCCGGTTGATTGAAAAGATTCAGCCCACCACTAAGTTCGAGGGAGACGACACTACAGACCAGGAAGCAATTGTTTTATGCCGCGTCCTTTGCAGCCCTTCTGGGTTGGCTCGTGAGCTGTGGTCTGACCTGCGCATCGCAGTCGGTGTTAGCCATGGCCAATCCCTGCCACGCCAGCTGTGGTCTAATGACGCTTTCCGTTCCATCGGCGGCTTGATCGACCGGATTTTCAATGGAGAAGCCGACGGCGCTTCGATGATCAGCAAACAGCACTTGATCACAGCATTTCCGAATAACACCACTAAGTTTTGCTCTAAACTGGAGTTCGAGCAAACAGTTTCCGATCTTACGGACGACGGCGCCATGGATCGTTATGGCGACTCTGATTCAGAATGGGGCATTGCCCTTGACCTGTTGCGGCAGGCTCGCGCTCGCGCCAATTTCCTGGAAGCGCAACACCTTGCAAGTCAATCCATCAAGTCTGACGCCAAGCTAGAGAAAGCCATCGAAGCGCAGCAACAGGAACTAATGCGATGCCTGGGCATGCTCCGAGGCTCTGTTGGCAACGAAGGCAATGCTACCGATGCTGTAGAAGACCTGATCAACCCTCGTGACGGCAAAATCGCCTTCATTGATCAGATCATGAGTGCTCGTGAGCAATCTGCTCCTGTCAGTACTGGCATTCCTGCTATGGACCTGGACATGGAAGGCGGAGTACGCCGCTCCGGTGAATCAGCTGGTGGTCGACTGTTCACCCTTGCTGCACGCACAGGTGTTGGCAAAACGGTCCTAGGTGTCTATGCTGCGGTAAACCTGGCTCATGGTGGGCTCAAGGTCGGCTTTATCTCTGCTGAGCTTGACAAGACAGCTATCTATGCTCGCATTTGGGCTGCAGCCACTCAGGTGGCAAATGACAATCATCACTGGGCTGCCGTCGGGTCAATCGAATCTCCAGACTCTTCTCGCGAAAACGTCTCCGCTAATATCATGATGGCGGCCAATGCTATCCAAGAAAACGGCGGCAAGTTGCTCGTCGAAGACCCTTGGGGCGCTGACGTGGACTCAGTAATCAACAGTTTACGTTCAATGAAAGCCAAGAATCCTGATCTTCGCGTCGCTATAGTTGACCACTTCCACGTGCTGGCCCGCCACAAAGGCGCTCCCACTTCGGAAGCTGCAATGCTAGAGGACCGGGCTTACAAGCTAATGAGCTGCGCCAAGCAACTAGAGATCGACTTGATCGTCTTGGCTCAAATGAATCGAGTTGGCATGGATTCAGTTGGCAAAGAACAGTCACCTACTCTTGACCAGATCCGAGGCACTGACGCCTTGTCCCATGTCAGCCATGCTGTTTGGATCGTCCGCAAAGAGATGGTGGACGAGAACGGCGAAAAGAAATGGAAGGGCAACCTTGAATTCTGGCACGTAAAAACTCGTGGACGTCAGGCCGTATGGAACGGCTCCAAGGTTGAAGGCGTGCGCGGATTCTTGGATAAATCCGTGCTGTCAATGGACTACGCTTATAGCGCTGTTAAAAAGGGAGGAGACATGACCTCGGTCCTGGTTTCACGCCTCAAGGAACAAAAGCGGTAAACTTAGGTATAGCGGTAAAGTCATGCAGAACTTTCTTTTTCAGGTCGTGGCGCAAGTCTCGGCTTTTTTTATTCAGCTCAACCAGAGCATTGCCCTTAGCCTTAATAGCTTGATCGGCAGGACCGCTTATGCGCTGATGACTCTTATCGACAAGCAGAAGCTGGGTCTTTACGAGCAGGTGGCTGTCACGGAAGGCGATCAAGAGTTAGCCCTTCAGCAAACTGAGCTAAATCTCTTAAACGCCGCTAGCCAGGTTCGCGACCACGCCCAAGCGACGGACGATTGGACTTCTCAGCACACTGAAGCTATCAACGCTATCGCTGAGGCATTGATGCTCCAGTTCAATTGGGAAGAAGACCACGTCAACCAATATTTGAAGGAAGTGGTCGAGTCTATCGATGGTCTGGAGTTTGACCTCGAAGAGTGATAAAATGACGTGAGGGCCGTGGGGGCTTTCGGGGAACAGAGAAGGGGCCTACGGGTCCCTTTTTTGATGCCTAGTGAATTCCGCGCTCTAC